GCTGCACCGTTCAGTGAGTATTCAACTGATTTTACAATGTATGGTCTCGATGAATATGAGAACCGGAAAATACAATTCGATTATATCGGAGTGGTGCCTGTAGGTTTAGGAGAAATCACATACAGTTATCAAGATCCGGAACAGATTGAATCAACATTTGAGTTTAGTTTTAGTCAGTTACAATCAAAATTGTTATAAGATTCAAATAAATCATCTGGACCCGCATAAATATAAATAGCAAGAGAGTTAAAATATGGCACGTACAATACAAAGTCCCGGAGTAGAAATAAAAGAAATAGATTTATCGTTGAGACCGAATCTTCCAGTCGGTACCAATGTACTGGTAACTGGTTTTTCGACCAAAGGCCCCACAGATGAAGTTCTTAGCTTAGCCAGTCTAAGTGAATTTGAACAAATTTATGGAGCTCCAACTAATGCGATGGAACGATATTTCTACCATACAGTTAAAGCAGTGCTGGATAGTCCAGCCAATTTGGTAGTCAGTCGATTGCCATACGGCGCCGGTGGTGGTGATATCCTCGGTGGTTACAGTGCTCTTTTCTTTCCAGTATTCGCCAAAGCTCCGGGTTCCGATACATGGTCTGGTTCAACACCACTTGATACAGCTGAAGCATACTACTTCGGTGAACCTACACAGATTTCTTTATCAGATCAGCAATATTTAGACCTACAACAAGGACATGTCGCATGGTACAATGAAACGAACGGAGTCACCACATTTGTTGGTAATGAAACAGCCGGCTCAAGTGCACCAGCAGAATGGGGTAGAGCTGGGATGATCGTGGTACAAACAAGAAAATCCACAATCACACAAAAAATGGAAGGTTATTATCTTGGTGTTGTAGACAATACTAATTTAAATCCTGCAACTGATTTTGACGGTGTAATTAATATGTACTCTGTTAACGACTCCCCGGGATCTGACATGGCATATGATTACATGAAAGTGCCACCCAGTCGATTGTCATTCTCTTTGAGCTCTATCGCAATTGGAGTTGGTAAAGAAGATGGTACTCCATCAGAGGTGTTAGAAAATTTATCGCCTTTTGATATCAGTACTGAAGATTTCAGCGATACTCTAACATTTGGTCTGTTCAAACTACGACCTTCTGTGCTAGATCCGGACACCACAAAGCTAGACTACATAATGACTGAAGCACACATCGGATCTCTCAACAGTTTCAGAACACAACATTCCGCAGCCGGTGGTCCAGCAGTGTCGTATTATATTGAAGACACATCTGCATTATCCACAAACATAAGAATTTTTATTAATGCGAATATATCTGTAAACAACGGTGATTGGTTTGACACCGTCACGGCAAAACCTCAACGTACAGTTCGAATGCTCAGTAGCAAGCCTACACAACTATCCGATGGTTCAGTTAACCTAGATGCATTTGTAAATACTGCAGAAGCCACTGCACTATCGGCGTTTCGTCATGATGTTCAAACAGGTTCTGGAGCCGGGGTTGCAAAACCTGCGGATAACTTATACCCCTCTGGTGACTACCGGAGAAGTGACATATCTTCAATCCAAGCCGGGGCGATACCTGCTAAATTGGAGCGAGTTTTTGAACTTGTCGACAACCATGAACTGTTCCCACTTGATATAGTTTGTGAAGGAGGACTTGGAACAGTCTTTGCCGGTACAAACGCCGGAGAAGACAAGGGATGGAATGATGAAGCGATATTAGATATAAGCACACTCTATTCCAGTAAGCAAGATTTAACACCGCCAGATTATGTGCTCAATTACAGAGCAGTTAACGGAGCATTCATAACATTTGCCCAACACAAACGAAAAGATTGCTTGTATATATCTGATGGGCTTCGTAATATTTTTGTACAAGGTAGATCAACTAAAACATTGGATCAACGTAACACAGATAGTACAGATCCAACAGAGAAGAAAAACTTTTCACTGCATGTTTACTGGCCTTTGAGACATTTGTACGCAAGTACAAACAATAGTTACACAGCGGCATATGCTAACTGGCTTCAGATATATGACCGTACAATGAATAGAGGAATATGGGTACCATTCAGTGGTTTCGCTGCTAAATTGATGGCACTGACTGATTCTAATTTTTATCCGTGGTATGCACCTGCTGGATTCACCAGAGGTTTGCTAACCAATGCCCTAGATATTGCATTATATCCACGTCAAAAACACCGTGATCAGCTGTACAAGATCAACTTGAATCCGATCTCCAATTTCCCTAATGATGGATTTGTAGTTTTCGGGCAAAAGACCATGCAACGTAAACCTTCAGCTTTTGATAGAATTAATGTACGTAGATTGTTCTTGTATCTGGAAAAAGCGGTTCGAGCTACTGTTAAGTATTTTGTATTTGAACCCAACACGCTATTCACAAGAACTCAAGTCGTTAACGTACTGACACCTATATTCGAACGAGCAAAAAACACAGAGGGTATGTATGATTATCTGATTGTATGTGATGAACGAAACAACCCACCTGATGTTATCGACCAGAACGAGATGGTAATTGACATATATATTAAACCTGTTAGATCCGCTGAATTTATATTAGTGAACTTCTACGCAACAAGAACTGGGCAAGATTTTAGCGAATTAGTAGCCTAAGACTAAGTAATTATATGCCAGACGTAAGACAAACAATATCAGATTTTTACAGAGTAGCGCAAGAAAAAGACTTCTCGCGAGACTTTCAATTCAGAGTATTAAACATCAACCCTGGATTAGGTAGTAATCAAGAAATAACAGAAGACGACCTTGTTTACGCTAAAGGAGGAACCATTCCGGCTAGGACAATTAATAATGCTGATGTAACATACATGGGTTTAGCATTTAAAGTACCAGGTGCCGCTTCGTATCCTGGAGAATATACGCTAGATTTTCATTGTGACAACGCCAGCAAGATAAGACAGATATTCGAAAATTGGAGTTTCGATATATTTGATGATTCAACTTCATCTGGTAACTATTTTGTACCGCGAGCCACATCTGTTGTGGATTTGTTACAATTAGATTCACAGTTGAACGCGGTAGCGCACTATCAATTGGTAGGAGCGTATCCAACATCAGTTGGTGATATATCTTACTCGATTGAAGGTAGCGGTGCTACGACATCATTCACGGTGAATTTAGCGTATCACTTCTGGAGACGCTTGAATCCGGCTCGATAAAAACACAGCTGCCTGTATAAGTATTTTATATGGGACTAGGAGGAGTAGGAGATTTACTAAAAACCGGAGCGCAGCTTGTAAAAAACAGCCCTCTGGGTTCTGCTATAAACACACCTGGTTCTTTCGGAGCAGAGATTCTAGGAACAAATGTTCCGTTATGGCCATTAATCAATTATAGAGACCATTTCCTTCGATTACTTGAAACGTGGAGCGGAAGTATACCACTACAGTTTCAATGGTTAGTGTTAATAGAACGGTTTCCCACAGCCTTATACTCTGACTTATTGATGCAATTAGAACCCGGGAGAGACGGGGAGAAGAAGGGATGGAATATAAAGAAAAACGTTGGCACTACAACTAGTTACGCTAATCAGCGAATCGCCGGATGTATATTTGCACAAGGGTTGAGTATACCTGGAGAAAACATGAGCGGTATGGATTATGTACATGCAGAAGGTGGCCCAAAAAGAGGTTTTGTGGGTGGACTCAAAGGTGGAGATCGTACACCATTCGCACCTCTTACCATGGAATTCCTAGAAACAAACACTTCTTTCGCAGATTTCGTTATCCGGCCATGGATAATACTCGGATCTCATTTAGGGTTAGTAGCCCGTCCAGCAGATAACGAGTTATCCGGTCAGCTTGACCCACAAAATATTAAAACCAACATAACCGTAATACAACTGGCAAAGACATATCAGAAGAGATCAACAGTACCACGCAAAACATGGAAA